AACCGATACATTATCGAATACACGGTTAAGACGTTTGGCAAATCAATTGAACCAAGGGACTTCGCATTCATGGCAAAAAACAAAGTAGAAGAAGGCTTCAGCGGCTGGCACGGATCAGCGCGTAAGAGCGTAAACGAACTAGGTAATGCCCGCATCATCGTCAAGCACAAACGTAGCGTTGACGAAGAAAAGCGAGGCGCCCGCACACGACAGATCGAAAGCATTTTCATTGAGAACGCAGAAGGGGAACGCTTTAAGTTTCCTAGCACCAACATCACTGCCGCAAAGGCAATGGCGCGTCACGTACAAGAAGGCGGCGCACCATTTGATGACTTTGGCCAGCACATTTACGGTATTATGGAAGAGCTCAACCAGCTTAAGAAATTCAGCCGCAAGAACAAGCGTAACGACTTCTTTGAGGATGCGCAAATTGGCGAAGAGATTACTGCACACATTGGCAACCTTCGTGGTAGCCTCAAGAGCATGAGCACAACGCGCGGTTATGCAGCACAGATGGAAAGCTTTACAATAGAAAGCGAAGATGTATCACAAGAACGTATTGACGAACTAAAAGATGCAACCACTATGTCATACTTTGACGAAACCATTGCTGACAGCCTACCATATGTAGCGCGTGTTATTGAAGGTTTCCGTAAGCGTCAAGATCTTGAAAAGCAGGTTGCTGACCTTGCACGATATGTTATAAAGAACAAAGACAATATCACACTGAACCGTGAAATTGATTTTGACGATCCTGAGAGCCCATCAGCACGTAAGTTTCGTGACCCAGCTACAGAGATCGCTGCGACAGTAGATTTCATAGCACCTGCCGTTGCTGATGATCAACTATCAAATCTACTGATGATTATGTCTGACGCTGTACATGATTTGGACGGCAAGTACCTAAACATGGCTATGCAAGCGTTGAACGTGATCAAGCGCTCTGCAACAGTTGCAGAATCAAACCACATTGATGAAGAAAAAGTTGACGTAGAAGAGTCGGAAATCAGCAAGATCTCCGAGTCAATGGATAAATATAACGTGCGCAAAATATTCGGCGTTTAATCAACCTAATGGGTTGACAAGTGCCGAATATTAGTGTAAATTCAAGAGGTTACATAGAGTAACTTGCTTGATTATAGAGCAAAACTTAAGCCGGACTATCCGGTATCAAATATAGGCTATTATAGGAGAATATTATTATGGCAACTCTAGCAGAAATCCGTGCGAAGCTTCAACAGCAAGAATCGAAGCAAAACAATAAAGGTGGAGGTGGCGGCGACAACGCACTTTACCCACATTGGAACACTCCCGAAAACGAAACATCTACAATTAGGTTCCTCGCAGACGATGATCCTACAAACGACTTCTTCTGGCGCGAACGTCAGATGATCAACCTCACATTCAGTGGCGTTAAAGGACAGGACGAAGGCAAGCCTGTTACTGTTAAGGTCCCATGTATTGAAATGTGGGATGGTCAAAAGTGCCCAGTCCATCAGGAAATCCGCCCTTGGTTTAAGGATCCTAGCATGGAAGAAATGGCACGGAAATACTGGAAGAAGCGTAGTTACCTGTATCAGGGACTTGTTGTCAACAGTGCGTTCACTGAAGACGAAACTCCAGAAAATCCAGTGCGTCGATTCGTTATTAGCGCACAGATTCACAACCTAATCAAGTCAGCACTTATGGATCCAGACTTTGGTGATCATATGCCAACTGACTACGATATGGGAGTTGACTTCCGCGTAACAAAGACCAAGAAAGGTCAGTATGCGGACTATACAACATCAACTTGGGCTCGTAAAGAGCGCAGCCTAGATCAAGCAGAGCGTGATGCTATTGCTGAATATGGTCACTACAACCTCAATGACTTTATGCCAAAGAAGCCAAGTGAGGAAGAGCTACAAGTTATTTTCGATATGTTCGAATCTAGCGTTGACGGTGAACTCTACGACCCAGAACGTTTCGCAGACTTCTACCGTCCATGGGGCGTTGAGGCGCCTAACAGTGGATCGAGCAATCGGTCCAGTCACACTACCACGCCCGAAGCTGAACCTGCCTCGGCTAAAAGCGTTAAGAGTGAAACCAAAGATTCCGCAGAGGATGACAGCGCCGCTTCTAAGCCCGTTGACACTCCTCCGGCGTCTGACGGTGGAGGCAAGGATGCGAAAGATATTCTTGCAGCAATCCGCGCTCGTAAAGAAGCCGGCTAATTTCACACTCAAACCTAGGACGGGGCAGTAGTCCCGTCCATTTTACTTAGAGAAGGAAGAAGTATGGCCAAGGCGTTCGACGTAGCAAAATTCCGTAAAGGCATCACAAAGAGTGTAAAAGGCCTATCAGTCGGATTTAGAGACCCTAAGACTTGGATCTCAACTGGAAACTACACACTCAACAGACTAATCTCAGGAGACTTTCACAAAGGCGTTCCACTAGGCAAAGTAACAATGTTTGCTGGTGAGAGCGGTAGTGGCAAGAGCTTTATTTGCTCAGGTAACCTGGTAAAAGCTGCACAAGACATGGGCATTTTTGTCGTCCTGATTGACAGCGAGAACGCTCTAGACGAAAAATGGCTTAAAGCCCTTGACGTTGATACGAGCGAAGACAAACTACTTAAACTCAACATGGCAATGATCGACGACGTTGCAAAAGTTATTCATGACTTTGTATCAGAATATCGTTCAAGTTATGAAAATGTTGACATTGACGAACGTCCTGAGGTTCTATTTGTAGTTGACTCATTGGGTATGCTTATGAGTCCAACAGACTTAGCACAGTTTGAAAAGGGTGAAATGAAGGGCGACATGGGACGTAAACCAAAACAGCTCAAAGCACTTGTAACCAACTGTGTCAATATGTTTGGTGACCTTAATATTGGTCTTGTAGCAACAAACCACACCTATGCAAGCCAAGACATGTTTGACCCTGATGACAAGATTTCAGGTGGACAAGGCATGGTTTTTGCTAGCTCAATCGTAGTTGCAATCAAGAAGCTCAAGCTAAAAGAAGATGAAGACGGCGTAAAAACATCACAGGTACACGGTATTCGTGCAGCATGTAAAGTGGTTAAGTCACGTTACGCAAAGCCCTTTGAAAGTGTTCAGATTAAGATCCCATACGAAACTGGTATGAATCCATACTCAGGACTCGTTGATTTCTTTGAAGGACATTCGGTATTGACAAAGAGCGGAAATAGTTTAGAGTATATTGATAAAGAGACTGGTGAAGTCTACAAAATGTTCCGTAAAGCATGGGAACGCAACGATAACGGCTACCTAGACGTTATTATGGCACAGTTTGACATGCATATTGCAGAGCAGGAAGCAATAGAAGATGATAGTGATCAAGTCACTGATGAAGCGCCAGACAGTTAGCATTGAAGTGGTAGGTTGTGCTCCAGGTACAACCATTGCTGCTATATGTGACGACGGCGTATATTCTGTAGCTTATGCAGATTCTAAGGGCGAGGCAAAACTGCCTGCGCCCGAAGGACCTACTCAGATACGTTGTAGACATCAAGACTATCTGTATCTCTCGCACACATTATATGCCAAGGTTGATCGCACTCTAAGGGTATATGTGATTATGGAGCGAGATAGCAATTTTACTCCAACAACTAAATAGATCCGATAACAGAAACAAAGAGGCAATTTATGACATTACACGCAACAGATGCTGTCGCATTGGTCGAAGTTTGGGCAGGACTTAAAAACTATGTCCCAGCAAAAGACCAAATGAGCGCAGCAGAACAATACATCGCTACAATTGACGATGCTGGACTTGTTGACCTTAGCATTATGAGTGCAGAACTTTACGGCGTATGTGATACGTTTGATAAAGCACTGCGCACATATTGCCAAGAGAACGGGTTACACGATATTGATGAAGCCCTTGAAGACTGGGATGAATAATGTCTACGAGTACAGTCGAGGAACTTGCAGAGCTGATTGGAACCATTAATTATGACATTGCATGTCGTAACTGGTTTGGACTTGATCAGCGACTAACTAATCTCGACACAGATAATCCAGACAAAGCATACATTATAGCCTTCTTGCGCTCAACATCACCAGTACAGACTAAACTTGAATGTTGGGATGATGCAGTAGACCGTGCCCGCGTCAGCTTTGGGCAAAATGAAAAACTACTCAAAGGGCTATACTAATGGCTGGATGGTACAACAAAGTAAAAGATAACCTGGGCGACATTGTTCCAGCTATAAGTTACTTTGAAAAACAACTTGACGAGGCCCGCTCAGAGACTTTCCTTAACGGCAATCTCGAGGCTAACAGCAAGCGCGTTCCAGGAGACGTAGCATATCGTTTCGGTCAGCTACAAGAAGTTGAGGCTATACTTGAACACCTCAACATAGAGATGCGTAAGATACATCGCGCAAAGTACCGCAAATATCTTGAGCATTACAATAAAGCACTGAGCAGCCGTGACGCAGATAAGTTTGCTGAAGGTGACCAGGACTACATTGACATGGAGCACCTAGTCAATGAATTTGCGTTAGTACGCAACAAATATCTAGCCCTCATGAAGGGACTAGATGCAAAACAATTCCAAATCAATAACATAACCAAACTGCGAACAGCAGGTATGGAAGATATTTCACTAGATTAGTGAAATAAGTGTTGACATCACCAAGACACTTTGCTATATTGAGTTGTAAGCAAAGGAGATACAGATGTCTACAGAACTTCGTGATGTAACACCTACTATACACCAAACTCGCTTTTCCGGCGGTGACAGCAAAGGACCTTGTCTTCAAGTGACCCAGCGCCAACAGCGCGTTGAACCTGCGAATCCATTCGGAATAGGCTACTTGCAATTGACCCGCACTGACGCCGCCCTGCTAGCAGCAGAGCTTCTGCGTTTTGCTGCTGGCTCAGAAGTTGAGGAAGTATAATGAAAACTTATAGTTCAAGAAAGTTCGCATATAACAAGGAAACCCGCTGCTTTACAACTGAAGCAAGCATTTTAGAGGGATTTACCGCCGGCTCATTTTATATTCGTTCGGCGCGCACAGGCAAAACACAGTTGTTCCTTTTGACTGAAGTAGAAAAAGCAGATGGCGAAATGATTGCCTGGCGTGGGTTTACCCCAGGCGGACTTTACAATGTGGTTGTATTTAACGATTGACAACAGAAGCATATCCCGTTAAACTGGGGCAAGTTAGAACAGAAGGTAAGAAATATGTATGGACATTATAGAGGCAATCGTGAGACATATCCGATTATGGATGCACTCGCTGTTGCTGTTGCTGTCGACCGTGTACAAGGATTTGTGAAATCCGGCCAAGGATTCTATGATCCAGAAACAGAAATTCATGTTGGAGACAATCGTTCAACAGCATTGGCAGTGTTACGTGTTATGAACCAGTCACTTGATGGTAACGCCCTTATTGCAGAGTGTTCAGCTGAGACTAAATTTATTCCTACAGATGAAGACCGCGCCAAAGCCCAAGAGATTTTCCTGCACTTTGACGAAATCCTGGTTATGGATAAGCTATCTGATGACCTTGTTAAACAAGGAACAGATGGTCGGATAAATGACTTTAATTTGCATATGAGCCAGATGTTTGCAAAAGACGAAATTGACGTCACCAAAGAGCTTGCAATGTTGGTTAGCCTTCCTAACAGCCGCCGCGTCAGCGAGAAGCGCATCGAGATGGAGGAATTTTATAATAAAAACCGTGAAAACGGTTATGTTGGTAATATAAAATCCCGACTTAAACTCGCAGGACGCGTCATAGATGTCAAGTTTATTCCTCGTCATGGTGTACACCTTACAACAGTACACACGACTGATGGTAAGCTAGTTAAGTTCTTTATGAACGAGAACCTGCGCGACCTTGCAGAAAATATCAATGGCCAGAACATTACCTTTATGGGTACAGTTAAGAAGCAAGAAGTAAATAGCTACACTGGCTGCCAGGAGACAATGGTCAATCGCGTCAAGATCGACTAAGCTACTGTAAACAAAGAAAACAAAGGTGCTCTTCGGGGCACCTTTTCTGTTGACTATACCAATACCGTTTGCTAGAGTGTATGAGTAAGCAATAGGAGACGACATGACAGAGATTATTGTTCAAAACGGCACTTACGGTAGCAAAGCTATCAAGAATATGCAGTTTACAATGGAGATCCCACCTAAGATGGGTAAGAAGGGTCTTTATGTTACTGTTGATGGTGCCCCGCTTGGTCTGGAACGCAAAGTGCGGATTATGATTGAAGCTGAAACTGACCTCACCTTCCTGCATGGAGAAGATGCACCTGCGCCTGAAGCGCAAGTTGGCGAGACTGATGAAGAGATTATGGATCGGCATGCCAAGAAGTTTGGTGTCCTGGACGGTATGACAATTGCTGCCGTTGAAGGACACGTTCGCGCAATGATCGTTACGGGTCCTCCGGGCGTTGGCAAAAGCTTTGGCGTTGAGAAGGTGATTGAAAGCCTGGACGTTATGGACAAGTTGTGCGACACTCACTTGAACGATGATGCTGCCAAGCGCGGCATAGAAAAAGTTGCAAGCGCAAGCGTATTGGGACTTTACCAGTTGCTTTGGGAGTACCGTAAAAAGGGCAGCTTGTTGGTGCTCGACGACAGCGACACAGTGCTTTATGATGAAGCTGGCATTAACATGCTAAAGGCTGCAACTGACAGTGGTGACAAGCGTAGGCTGACATGGCGCACAGAGAGCCGGATCCTCGAAGATCGTGGCATCCCTGATAGCTTTGAGTTTGAGGGCAGCGTTATCTTTATCACCAACCTGGACTTTGAAAAGGCACGTGGTAAGATTGGCGAGCACCTGCAAGCTATTGTGTCCCGTTGCCACTACTTGGACATGGGCATCCACGGTGACCACGAAAAGTATTTGCGGTGCAAGCAGATTGTACGGGACGGCATGCTAACGGACTACAAATTTGAGCCCTTTCAAGTTGATGAGATCCTGACTTACATCCACGATAACCAGAAGAACCTGCGGGAGCTCAGCTTGCGGATGGTTAAGAAGATTGCGGACTTGGTTCGGATGGATCCTACTGGTTGGAAAGACTACGCAGAGCAAACTTGTTTGCGGGGGAGGTAATATGAACCGAGCAGACATTGCAGAGTTTGAACGCATTGAAAATGAACTATATGTGATCGCTGATAAATTGGTTGAGTTGAAACGAGCTGAGGCTCGTTCAAGGTTGGCACCAGTAGAGCAAATGGTGTTCAAGGAACTTAAATTTGGAGTGGACACAGTAGAAATAATTGACGGCGGCGCGTCAGTTCTTGTTAGCTGCACTGAATATGGATCGTATGGATACTTTGACGCGTTTAGTGAACGTTTCAAAGTAGATGAATTTTGTAATCCTAAATATCTTCTTGACATCATTAAAGAAAAATAGTATTATAAGGACAATAACTAACTAGTAACATCTCCTTTCCATCATTGCGTCTCTGGTTAGTTAAGCGGGTCGAGCATTAGTTCGGCCCGCAATCATCTATGTTATTATATAATACATTGACATCATTAAATAAAAAGTGTATATTAAACAGTATGGAAGCAAAAATTGAGTTACTTGATGAGGTGAATTGTAAAATTCACGGCTTGTCAACGGCAGATAGACGAAAGTTTTACGACAAATTTAGTTACATGCTACCACATGCATACCATGTGCCAGCATTCAAGATGGGTCGTTGGGACGGTAAGAAGAACTACTTCGCAATAGGCGGTAAAACTTTCAGTAGTCTACTTGAGGATATCGTTCCGGATCTTATTGAATCAGGATACGATGTTACTTTGAGTGACAGCCGCATCAATTATCAAGTAGATTTGACCACAATTACAGCAGATCATTTTGCCCACAAAGTATGGCCAGAAGATCATCCTGTTGCCGGGCAGCCTGTTATGCTGCGCGACTATCAAGTTGAGATTATCAACAACTTCCTGGTCAACCAAAAGAGTGTACAAGAGGTAGCAACAGGCGCTGGTAAGACACTGGTGACCGCAGCACTCAGTCAACTCGTTGAACGTTGTATGACTGATGAGCAGCTAGTAATGCACAAGCTTGTGACAGGCAATGACGGTGGTGCTCGCACAATTGTTATCGTACCCAACAAGGGACTTGTAACACAGACAGAAGAAGACTATGTCAACCTAGGTTTAGACGTAGGCGTCTACTACGGTGATCGCAAAGAGTATAACTGCACTCACACAATATGCACTTGGCAAAGCCTAGAGATTATCCATAAGAATTTCCGCGAAGGCAAGAGCGAAATGTCGCTTGAAGACTTCAGCAAAGGAGTAATGGCAGTCATCGTCGACGAAGCACATGGTGCAAAGGCTGACGTACTCATGAAACTGCTAACAGGACCGTTCCGCAATGTACCCATTCGTTGGGGACTGACAGGAACCATCCCACCAGACGAACATGCTGCTATTGGCTTAACAGTCAGCTTAGGTCCAGTCGTAGGAGACCTTGCAGCTAAAACACTACAGGACGCCGGTGTCCTTAGTAACTGCCACATTGATGTCATTCAGATGCAAGATGTGGTGCACTACGACAATTACCAATCCGAGTTAAGTTATCTCACAACAGACAGTGACCGCCTTGATTACATGGCAGCAATGATTATGGCTATTGCTTCTGAAGGCAATACTCTAGTTCTAGTTGATCGTGTAAAAGCAGGTAAGGGTTTGCTGGAACGACTGCCAGAAGACCGTACAGTGTTTGTAAGTGGTGAGATGAAGAACGAAGATCGCCGAGGTCACTATAAGGAGATCTCAAAGGAAGACAATAAGATTATTGTCGCCACTTACGGAGTAGCATCTGTAGGAATCAACGTTCCCCGAATATTTAATATGGTGTTAGTTGAACCAGGCAAGAGCTTTATCCGTGTCATTCAAAGTATCGGACGAGGTTTACGTAAAGCTGAGGACAAAGATTTCGTTAACATTTACGACTTTACCTCTAGCGCCAAGTTCAGCAAGCGTCACCTTACTGAGAGGAAGAAGTTCTACAAAAAAGCACAGTATGCCTTTAAAATTACAAAGACTAACTGGCGCGAGGACATGCGACTCCAAAAGGATTTATTCGAGAGGTTCGACAACCGAAAGGTCAAACCTAAGTGAAAATTTTAACCAGTGACAACGAAACCTATGAATTGGATTTTGTGCCTGAAGAGATCGATGACATACGTTATTGTGTCTTAGACTACAGCGATAAACAAAACCCTGACTACTTCTTTATGCCACTTGTATTCTTGGAAATCTTTAACGCTCCAGCAGCCGTGCTACAAATCGGTGAATCGACATTTAAAATGCCGATTGATTGGAGCCTGATTATATGCGATAGTGAGGTAGGTGAACCTGAAGTGATACCAATCACAAGTCTAAATGATAGAGGCTTTACAGCGTTTTCACTCAATCCAATCTCAAGCTACATGCCTAGTTATCCAAAAATTGAAATAGTTAACGTTTACAATGAAGTCAAATGGCACTTTCCAAAGCTCAAGCAGGGACACTTGCTAGCAGTGCCACTAAGCGACAAGCCAGGAAGCGAATGCGCTTTCTTTGTCAAAGAGACAAACAAGATACCGGACGTCATGGATATAGGTGACTTGTGGTAGTTTTTACATTACTTAAACAAGAGCGGCGGTGGACGCTGCTTGAATATAAAAATACGATGGGACATCTGCCTGGATCAGTCGAAGAAAAGATGAAGTCTTGGTCAAAAAATGTTCGCCCCTAAACGACCACGCTTTAAAATAAAAGAAATGCTTGACTTTCCAGGCGTGTTGCTTACAATGGACGGAACAGAGTCGTATATATCACAGCCGTTCTGGACAATTTTAAACCTATATGCAAAGACAAAAAGAAAGAAAGCTTCATGCCAACTATTAAAGAAGAGATGGCTGCTCTGGACCGACGTAACTTTAAGTGGTACGACGGGCTAAGTGAGGAGGACCAAAAGAGCCTTAGTATGTATGTCCTCATGCGCTATGCTGCCACGACCAATAGTAATGTAAAAGAGATCAACGAGCATTATCTGACGATGGTTAACAATTTGGTTAACGTCAATTTTAATGATATGCGTAAGCATCCTGAGCTACAGTGGCGCCTATTACAATGCGCTGCAATCGGCACGAGTCAGTTTCATCAGTGGATCAAACCTATGAAGAAACGCAAAGAGGATAGCAAAAATCCTAAGCTGTTTGGGTTTTACGAAGACATGTTCCCTCACTTCAATAATGACGAGATTGAAATGCTAATTAGAATGCAGGAGCCTGACGACATCCGTGAGCTGTTAACTGCACATGGGATGAGCGACAAAGAGATTAAAGCATTAATGAAATGAGTTTTAAATGTGAGTACTGTGGTAAAAGCTTCAAGCAAGAACGCACGATCTTTGCTCACATGTGCCGCGACAAAAAGCGTTGGATGCAACGAGACGACCAACATGTCAAGCTGGCGCTAACACAATTCAACGACTGGTATCGCATTGCGATGGGCAGTAACGGTAAGAAGGACTACCGCGAGTTTATGAAGAGCCAATACTATGGCGCCTTTGTTCGTTTCGGTCTTTATATATTAGAAGCCCGTGTGCTAGCACCAGAACGTTACCTTAGTTGGTTAATTGAGAAACAAAAACCAGTTGACAGGTGGTGTAAAGATACAGTATACAATGAGTATCTTGCGGAGCAAAGCAAGCGGGAAACAGCAGAGCGGGCGCTCGAACGCTTTGTCATACACGCTGACAGGTGGTCAGAGCGTACAGGGCATCACTGGAGTCGTTATTGGACTGAAGTCCAGCCGTATGCACTAGTAAACGATATTAAGATGGGTAAAATATCACCCTGGGTGTTCTTAGGATATGAACCTGCAAAGGATAGGTTAGATCAGTTACCAAGTGAATTACTTAGTGAAGTAGCAGATACTATTGACTTAGGATTTTGGCAGCGCAAGATTAAACTCAATAAACCTACAGTAGAATGGATTGGAGAAATTCTTGACAAGAGCGGATAAATTAAATGTACCATCAGGAACGAGCGGCAGGCGGCCGTCGGGCAGTTCCTTTCCATCAGGAACTTTCTATAAATGCAGTAAAAAAAGTTCACACAAGATGACATATAGACAAGCAACCGCATCCAAATGGTATTGTCAACATTGCGGTGCACCATTAGCCGTTCGTGCCCATAGAATAAGAGAGATGCATCGAATGGCCACCAGTCTAGGTTATACGGCACGCCCAATACCACCCACGGAGGAAAAATGAAGAAAATGTATATTGCAGTGCTAGACGGGGTGCCAGATTTCATGGTGCCTACTCTAGTGGCTCACAGTGTGATCAATGCTCACATGTATTTTGCAGACATTGATAAACTATGCACTGATGAATTTGATGTATACCAAGATTGGCTTGAGAACAGCTTCAAGAAGGTCGTGTTGCGAGTTAATCGCAAAGAGTTTGCTAAGATTAGCGAACTGCCCTGCTGGCTTGGACATGAGAACACAACCCTCAATGCTGAGAAGAGTTGTGCTGTGGTATTGCCAATGGACGACGATGAGCGACCGAACGTGCTCAAGTTTGCAAAGATGTGGGAGCCTGTTAATGAAAACAGTAACTGATATTGATATTGACGTTCCAAACAGGGACGCGGTACTTAAACTATTTCCACACATCGTTGCCAATAATGGTGATGTAAAACACAACACTGGTGTTTACTTCCATCGTACACCAGTCAACCCTTTTACAGGGCGGTGCAGCATTGACTATGACGATGCTGAGGCAATGGGCTATTTTAAGATTGACGTGCTCAATGTTTCTATATATAAAGGCGTTCGTAACGAAGAGCACTTAAAGCAATTGCTTGATCGTGAACCTATTTGGGAGTTAATGGAAGAGGAAGAATTCTGCGATATGCTTTTCCATATGCGCGGGCACCATGACATTTGTAAAAAGATGAAACCAAAGAACTTGTTGCAACTTGCCGCAGTGCTAGCAATGATTCGCCCAGCAAAGCGTCACTTGGTTGGAAAGAGCTGGGACCATGTTAACAGACACGTCTGGACAAAGGTAGATGAAGGGTATGCGTTTAAAAAGAGCCACGCACTCGGATATGCCCAAGCTGTTAAATTACATATGAACTTGATTACAGAACAAATGAGTAGCTAGTCTACTTTTCTAATCATCTGAACATTTTTTCGCTTTACACGTTTCTGCATGATGTCTTTAAGACACACACTAGGACCATATTTGATTTCAAAGTCCTTGATATTAAATGTTCGTAGTGATTCACGAAATGGCTTGAACCGTTGTCCTAATATAATATTGATTGGAATTAAGCGGTTTGTTTCCCACCACCATTCTGCTCCATACTCTAAGAACAAACGTCGCAAGTCTGAATCTTTGATCTCGTCAAATACATACATTGAAATCAAATTGCCATCCTGATTTTGTATAATACCTAGATATTCATTCCTACCGTAGATTGCTACAGTGAGAAATGGATATTCTTCCAATAGTTCTTCTAGTTGATTATTTACCGTCATGCGTTTATTTATACTCAAGGCATTTCGGTAATTTGGATAAATAGTGGCATGACAGTTTATGCTTATCATACACCATATATTGCGAGTCCCGTTAATGATCGCCGAGCAGGCACATATCGGGTAAACAGCGACAACCCAGACCCTATTCAGATTTCAAAGGGTTGGGATGCTATTCTTTATTTTGCATTCCGCAGGCATACACACCGTCCTTATTTTACAATAGGTCGTACTATTACAGCCCGTATCTTCAATACAGAAAATACTGAAGTTTGGTCTGGACCAATGGTAGCTGACCCTATAGTAGATGGTGCAGCAACTTTGGTAATGAATAGTGTAGCTACTGGCGCATTTGAGGAAGGTCTCTATAGCCTTTCAATTGAATATACAGATGACCGTGGACGAACTTTACTAGCACAGACAACAAGAAGCTTACCACGCTTTGTACTTGAAGTGCTTGATTCTACTACAGTTTCCCTAAACATTTGATAGACATTCACTACAAGATGTAATATACTGATTACAATGCATTTCTTTGTTGATTATATGCGCGGACTCGCGTCCGGGTGGCGTCCGTCAAGCGGCGGATGGGTGGCAGGTAACTGCCCTGTTTGCGTTCGTGCGGGTGAAGAGCGTCCTGATATCAAAAGCAGGGGCGGCTTCCATTTCGATAACGATGAATGGGTTTACCATTGCTTCAATTGTAAATTTGCAACTGGATGGACAAAGGGATCGTTACTGAGTGGCGGCGCGAGAATGTTACTTGATGGGTTTGGTATTCAATCAAGTGATCTACAACGTATTAATATTCAGCTTATGCGTGAACAAGAGACTACACAGCTCTTGAACCCGATGCCCGAGCCCAAACCAGAATTTCATCCAGTCTGGCCAGAGATAGAATTGCCTGATGATAGCCAGCTATTAAATAATATTACACCAGACCAAATGAACAATAACTTTGAAGAAGCTATAGTGATGCTGAGTGACAGGCAATTGTTGCATTGGACTGATTGGGCATACACTGCTAGCGACTTCAAATACCGCAAGCGTATTATATTGCCTTACCGTTACGATGATAAGCTGGTAGGATACACAGCACGATATATTGGTGTACCTCCAACATGCTCAACACCAAAATATCTCAATACAAAGCCGCCACATTTTGTATTCAATCTTGGTGGACAAAAACCTGACAGGAACTTTGTCGTCGTTACAGAAGGCGATTTTGACGCTATAAGTATGGATGGTGTTAGCTTGGGTAGTAACAGTATAAGCGATGAGCAAGCCAGTTTGATCAACCAATTGAAGCGCCGGACAATATTATTGCCTGATGCAGATAAAGCTGGTAATGAATTAATTGATCCAGCTATTAAACATGGCTGGTCTGTTAGTTTTCCTGAGTGGATGGAATTATATAAAGATGCAAATAGTGCAAGTTGCGCGTTAGGTCGCATATTTGTACTGCGATCTGTTCTTGAAGCAGCAACAAATAACCCAACAAAGATTCGGGTCCTAGCAAAAAAATATTTAAAGGACAACACATAAGTGGCTGAAGAATATAACACAGAATTACAAAAGCTTTTCCTAGAATTTCTAGTGAGTGACCATGAACTGTTTATTAGATGTAACAGTATCCTGGATGAAAACTATTTTGATAGGGCAGTGCGCGACAGCGTTAAGTTTGTGCGGGAGTATGTTGACGAGTATGGCATGGTGCCAGAGCGTAAACAGATACAAGCTAAAACAGGATTAGAATTACAAGATCTCGGTAAAGCTGGTGAGGACCACCGCAAATGGTTCCTTGACGATTTTGAAAAGTTTTGTCGATACAAGGCACTTGAAATTGCTATTCTACAATCAACTGACAAATTAGAACGTAAAGAGTACGGGGCTGTTGAAGAGTTGATTAAGAATGCCGTCCAGATTGGACTTGCCAAAGAGTTGGGAACAAACTATTGGGAAGATCCAGCCGGAAGACTCCAGCGTATTATGGAGAAGAAGGGCGGGACAAGCACCGGTTGGACGACGGTAGACTATCCGTTGTATGGGGGCTTCAACCGGGGCGAACTCAATATTTTTGCAGGTGGTTCAGGCGCTGGTAAGAGTCTATTCCTACAGAACTTGGCGCTTAACTGGGTAGAGAAAGGCTTCAACGTTATCTACGTTAGCCTGGAACTTAGTGAAGATCTTTGCGGCACACGTCTTGATAGTATGCTAACAGGATACAGTACCAAGGAAATTTTCAAGAACAAAGACGATGTTGCACTTAAAATTGCAATGAAGGGCAAGAAGTCAGGCAGCTTGCAGATTGTGCAGTTGCCTAACGGTATCAATGTTAACGACCTCAAAGCATACATCAAAGAATATCAGATTCAAAACGACATTAAGGTTGACGGTGTCCTACTTGACTACTTAGACTTGATGAATCCTGCTAAGGTTAAAATTAGTAGCGACAACATCAGCCAGAAGGACAAGCACGTTAGCGAAGAACTACGCAACTTTGCAATGGAAGGCGACTATCTATTTGCAACAGCATCACAGCTAAACCGTGGCGCAGTTGATGAAGTTGAATTTGATCACAGTCACATTGCAGGTGGCTTGAGTAAGATTCAAACAGCAGACAATGTGATTGGTATCTTTAGTAGCCGTGCAATGCGAGAACGCGGCCGTGTACAAATTCAGTTTATGAAGACACGCTCAAGTAGTGGTGTTGGACAAAAGGTAGACTTACATTTCAACGTTGACAGTCTCAGGATACGAGACTTGGAAGAAGATGAAGATGATGCTGAGACGCACACATCAAATGGATTGTATGATAAGTTGAGTAAAAATTCGCAAAGCGATAATGTAAACAAAACAGAACGAGCTATCAACAACGGCGACAAACTGAAGGCAATACTCAAACGAAGTGAGTAACGTATAAATACTACTAGAAGAGGATCCAATCATGGTGAAAAGGCGCACTCGTAGTATTCTAGAGGAAATCAGTCGTATTGATATCCACAAAGATAAAGAACACTTTATTGAGAGCAAGGCAGCACACATTATTGCTGGCACAGAAAATCTCCTGAATCTTATTAGTGAGACATACGATGAAGATACTGCAAATGACCTAACAAAACGTTTGTTGAATGCTATTCGTACTCAGGATCCTAAGAAATTTGAACGAGGAATTAGGAGAGTCAATGAGAGTCGAGGACATTCTAAGCGGGGGAACTAACCGCCGCAACTGGCGTAACCGCCGTGGAATAAGATCAAAGGGTATTGCACTCAAGAAGCCAATTAATTTAAAAGGCATTCTCGAGGGCGGCAACGTCTTTGATGACACTGTTCCTTTTGATCACAAGAAAATTCCAGCAATTATGAAAGCTATCAATAGTGTACTCAGTAAAGCTGGTACTAAGGCTATTCCTATTGGCAGTGGAGCATCACCGCAACCAGGCAAAGTTAGTGGTGATCTTGACATGATTGTTGATCAAGACCAAGTTGCGCAGGCAACTGGCACAGACAAACCTGTAGCAATTAAGAAGGGCCTACGTGCACTTTTTGATCAAGCTGGCTTCCAAACAGGGCAGAGCGGCGTTAGCGTCCATGTTCGTGTTGAAGTAGCAGGCGAAGCACACCAGGTTGATATTATGGTTGTACCTAAAGCAGAGATTGCATCACGTTTCCATACACATGACATTCCACAAGGCAGCAAGTTCAAAGGTGTTAACAAGCACATTGCAATGGCTGCACTTGCTAAGGAACATAACATGCTATGGAGCCCATACCAAGGATTGTTTCACCGCAACGAAGAAGGTAAAAAGGGCGAGTTTGCAACAGATGATATTGACAAGATAGCCCAAACTCTGCTAGGTAGTGGTGCAAGTGCCAAAGACCTAGGCAGCATGGAATCAATTATGGCTGCACTAGGTGATAAGCAAGGTGAAGAATTATTAGCACGCTTGCGTGCAGAGCCACACTGGAAGGAACTGGAATGAGACTCCAAACTCTCCTAACTGAAGCACCAGTAGGACGTAACCTCCAGCATTTGGAGGATCTCGTTTTTGTGGATGGTAGCGAGGGTGCAATGAAAGCACTCTCTATTCTAGACCGCTTTGGTAGTGATGTTGGAGATGTTAGCGTCAAATGGGACGGCACACCAGCCGTTATTTTTGGTCGTGATGCAGCAGGCGACTTTATCTTAACAGACATTGCAGGCTTTAATGCCAAAGGCTATGACGGTAAAGTAAAGACTGCTAAAGACTTGGAAGCTATGTTCCTTAACCGTGGCAGCAGAGAAGTTGATGACACTCGTCGTGAGTTTGCATCTAAAATGGCACAGATTTGGCCAGCATTTGAGAGTGCAACTCCTGACAATGTGCGTGGATTTTTTCATGGCGATTTACTTTACAGCGGGACACCACCTCTTGAAGGCGGACACTATGTATTCACACCTAACAAGGTTACATATGCAGTAAAGCAAAAGAGCGCAATTGGTCAGCGGATTTCCCGCAGTGATGTGGGCGTTGTTATTCACACGTTTACTGAATTAGATGGTACAAAAGAGCAAGCCAATCCTAGCATGTTACGTGAAGGTAGCCTGTTTATTATGCCGCCTGTTCTTATGCAGCAACCTCCTAAAACTGACGTTAAGGGAATAGACCAACTTCGTGCAGAAGTTAATAAGAATGCAGCATTGATTGACAAGCTAGTAGAGCCTCAGCCAGGACTTAGCGACATCAGAAACATCATATACACATATGTAAATCAGATGAGCAGAGACAAGCGTTGGGATGAATTACAGTCTGGTTTCAAAGCGTGGCTTACTAAGAGTAAGGTAAGCGCAAACAAACAAGCAAAAATTATGAACTCACCTGAGTTTGCACAGTACAGTGTATTGTTCGATCTAGTGCTCAAAATACAAGCACTAAAGAATCAAGTGATAGATCATTTTGACGATGCAGATGTAGATGTCAAATCAAGCATAGGTAATGAACGTGGCGGCGAGGGCTATGTAGCAGCCCGTGACAAGGTTAAACTTGTACCGCGTCACAAATGGACAATTGGATAAAACAATGACAGGATTCGGAACGTGGATACGTAACAACATAGCAGCAATTTTAATACCACTAGCAAGTGGTGGTATCGCATTGGTGGTATCATATGGCTCGTCAATTCAAGAAGAGACAAAGCTTTTAGCACGGATTGATAAATTAGAAGCTATTGTGGTAGATCTTGAGGAGCAGGATGAAGAGTTTGACGATGATTTTGATGATCTTGAAGATTTAGTAAGCGATAAGAACCGTGAGATTGAGAATATGGTCATCAATGAAGGACGTGATCTTGAGCGTTCAGTAATACGACTAGAAAGCCGTATGGATAATATCTCCCGACGCCTAGCATTATTTGATGGGATAGGCGCACCACCGCCAAATATGCTCATGACACCACCAAGCTTTAACATGGAAGTATTGGATCTGCCAGGCGGACCCCTTATAATGGAAGGCGAATAAAATGGATCTTAAACTCATTTCAGAATTAAATGAAAGCACTCAATATCGTAGTAAATCTGCGTTCAGGGGAACTACTGCCCGTGTTGTTTGCGACCATGCCTTTATGGACATGATTGGTGTCTGGATTATGTTCAATGAATTTGAGTTTAATCCAGCAGCTCAAGAATATGCAGCAAGAACCGTAACGTTTAACAGATTCCAACAGTATCGCCAAATGGGCACTGACCTTTATCTCAATTTGCATGTGATTACAGAAAATCGTGTTGACCTACTTAGCAGTGAAGCAGACGGCGCCCTACTTGAGCGTGTTCAACTTGACGTGCCTCAGGTTGTACGTTACTTGCGATCTGCATCCAGAAATAATATGACTAAAGCATTGACAATGCAGACGCTACAACGAATGGAAAGCGCACTTTACATTGACAACTCCAACTATCGTTCTATTCGCCGTCTAGCACAAAGCTGGCCTACATTACAAACTGGCCAAAAGCGTACAGTGCTAACACGTATGCACATGTTCTATCAGATGAATGCACGTCGGAGTGAAATGTTCCAGATGATAAAAGCACTTGGTAAGAGCAAGAACCTAGTTGATAATTCTGCATCTAATCCAGAGAAGGCAAGTGTGGCCAAAACAGCCGCAGCGGCGGCAGCAGCCGGTGCAGCAGGCTTTGCTGGTGGCTATCGTTTAGGTAAGAGTCTTGTATGACCCAGAGAATTACGGCCTTTACATTAGTTGACATTACAGATACAGGTGTACAGAGAGTAAGCGAAAGCAACACTAAAGAATACCATCAACAGCAAAATCTCAACGTTTTGCTGCAAACATGTGGATTGCGCACACAAATATTTGATCCCCAAGTCAGTATATTGTTTGATGCTGATATAACAGGAAGAATGGGTAACTTTTTTGATGTTACTCGTGCCACCGTTTGGATGATAAAATTTCAAATTGAGACTAACATGATATGGAGTGATGGTAAAAATGAATTGGCATTTCTTGAAAGTGACGTACATGGCGTGGCAATTACAAGTGATTTAAACAATACTGTAGAATTTCCTGTCAACATCTTTGACACACGTGACAACGTTAATACATATTTTGTGATGAGTTAACTGGCAGCATATATCTTACCCAGTACCCGATAAATATCATTGTAGGGGAAAAGGTAAGATATGGCTGATTCATTCAACAGCGAATTAGAAAAGACAAATCTTGAAGTCCACGTTGACATGAGTCGTCAACGTTATACGATTTTAAGTGAAAAGGTTGAAACTCTTGACGAGCGTTTTGATACACTACTTCGCGAAGTCGCAGAATTTCGTAAGGAACATGCTGATAACATGAATCAAATCCGTGAAGAAAATGCCCTAAATACCCAAGGAACGCACAAACTATTCGTAGGAGCCGCCGCAACAGTAATTGGTGGACTTTTGAGCACGATTGTTGTGTTATTAGTCGCTTTCATTTAAAATTCACAGCACTGAATCACAGTGCCGTCTAACTAGTCGGCGTTGTTTTCGTATAAATACCTGAAAGGGATTGCCCATGAAGATGAACGACATCATAAATGAAAACGATACCTTAGTCGAGACGAAAATGGTTTGGGCTAAGAAGGGTGGCAAAGTTGCC